CGAGACGCAAGTCTCGGGGTAACCTCTCACCTCCAAGAGTTTGGTAACTCTTAAAGATGTCGAAACCCTTTTCTTCGTCTTTGAGATCCTCGTTAGAGGGCCTTTCTCAAAGGGGTGAAGACTAGCCCAAGATACAAACATTACTGTTTGCAATCTTGGAGTCACAGTTGGGCGACTATACCTCAAACCTTCCGAAAGGAAGAACAATTCAATATAAAATATCAAATGAGTAAACGTAATAAAGACCTAAAGTCCTTACATACGCCTACCCAAGAGAGATCTTATATGGTATCGCTCTTGAATTCGCAAGAGTTCAAGTCTGTTCTTCGAAGGTATGGACGGGTTTTTACCCGCATACTCTTCGCCGGACAGAAAGTCCAATCTCGGCTCCAAATTCTTACCAAATTTGGGGATATGTTGCTTCGTATTACAAAGCATCATGGTCCCGTATTTACGGTTAAGTACTTAAAAGCTTTGACTGTTGCCCTTCAACGGTTTATCGGTGGACAACCTCTGTCTTCATTGAGAGAGATTGAACCCGATCTACCGTTACCGCGACTGGCTTCTTGTGGTCTTCCGAGTTTTATTCCGTTGCGAGAACGGGTAGAACTCAAAAGACTCACACCATCGGTTGTCCGTTGGTGACTAACTTTATTTAACGTGTATCGAATTATTTCGATTCCCGGAAAATTGAAGTTAGAAACTATAACGGCTCCTTATGGCGGAGATAAAGATTATCTGACACAATTGAGTGCTTGACTGTTTGGAAATTCCAAACAATTAGCATCTCTATTTGTGAAAGACTTTATCCCCAAGGCTAGTCTAGGTTTGGAGCACATCCTCAAATCTTCGCCGTCATCGACAGTTTCCTGAAAAGGATTCTTAAGTGACTGCAAAGCATGAGAGGGTCGGACGGAACTCTTTAGCTTCGCTAACTTCGGACAGTTTTCTCTCTACTTTGATTGATTTGAATTACTCAAATTAATCAACGGAAGGATACTACCTGCTGAAGTTCCGTTGTCCTGTGTTAAATCCGGTGCAGATCCTGCAACTCGGATGCCACTGGGACAACTAGCATTGAAGGAAGAGGCCGCCGGTAAGGTCCGCGTCTTTGCAATGGTTGATATATGGACTCAGTCCTTATTGAAACCGTTGCATGATTGATTATTTGATCTATTTCGTTTGTTGCCGAACGATAGTACTCATAATCAAGACGTGGGTTTCTTACGTGCGAAAGAAAAGGCTAACCAGTATGGACATGCTTGGTGCTTTGATTTATCGGCCGCAACTGATCGTTTACCGATTCAGTTGCAGTCGGCTATCCTCGATTCACTATTCGGACATATTGAATGTTCCGGTTATGATTCGGGTGTTAGCTATGGTCAAGCATGAGCATCCTTACTTACCCAGCGTACCTACCGCCTTAACGCTCAACCCCGTTTAGGGGCTGAGGCGATGGAAGTAAAATACGCTGTAGGTCAACCTATGGGTGCTTATTCGTCGTGAGCGATGCTTAACCTCTGTCACCATCTTATACTGCAGTATATTTGTCAAAACATTTATACTACGGTTAAGTGATACGAGTGTTATGAAGTGCTAGGAGACGATATTGTTATATTTGATCGCCAAGTGGCTGACCTTTATATAAAAATAATGGAAGGCTATTTAGACGTTAAATGTAATCAAAGTAAATCTCTGATTGCACCCTCACGTCCTGTGATTGAGTTTGCAAAACGCGTTTCAATCGCCAACCAAGAGGTTTCTGCCTTTAGTTGACGGATGATTCGTAGTTTCGACTCACTAATGGGTCGCGCTTGCGTGGCTGCGGATATAGTGTCCCGCCGCCATGTTAGTGCTCCCATTAGGGCCTTTAAAGCCATCGTAGGACCCCAGTGAGGTCCGGTTCCTAGCTACCAATATTCACTAATTGCCTTTGCGGGTATATTGGTGAATAGAGGGGTTCTCTCCTTTGAATTGTTGTCTGATTTCTTGGTTGATCCTAAGAATAAGACACGTTTCATCGGGGGCCGGATAATCGCTAACGTTCGAACTGGTGTTCTCGAGAACTTCATAGTTCAGTATGTTAAAGGTTTACCTTTAACTCTGCCTAAGATAGATCGCGAGAACCTAGGCCGTCTCTTACGGTTAAACCAGGCAGCCGCCCGTGGTTGGTTGGAGGATCGTATTGTTGAACAATATAAGGAACTAGCATTTTGCTCGAAAACTTATATTGGAAAACTAAAACGGTCCTTTGATCCAGCCAACGGGATTGGCCTGCTTATTCCTGATTGAACAGTCGAGTCTTTATTTTATCCTGGGTCCCGTTATAAGGACTCTGTCAAACTTATCGACCTGAATACACTATCCTTTGAGGAATTAGTGGATCGGGTTGATAGACTTGATCAGCTGAAAAGGGATTATTTCTTCTTTGAGACTACCGTAAATCGGAAGCTCACATTAGATGATTCCTTCAAATTGCTGAGATTAATAATGAAGGCTCGGCGTAAGGGTTCGCTGAGTTTCGAATTACCTATACCAGGTCGCCTCTCTCGTCCCTCTTTCCAGAGGTTCGGGGGTTAGCGGCCTTTGGGGGTATAGTTCTTTCGAATTTGGACCGTGTCAGATCTACTATAAGTGATCCACTAGGAATGCGTTGTTCGTATCCTAGGTGACATCAACATCTAGAAGATGCGCTGATGGCCTGTGTCTGAAATGGCAGTGGGCTCTTGACTACACTCCCAAGGTGAATCACCTAGGGGTTGTGAGCCAAGACGGGGCTACAAGAAAGTCTCAGTCTGTGGTTCATGACTTAATACTGTTCTTTGCATCCCAAAAAGGTTTCACGGCTCGGTAAAACGAGTACGGGGTTCCCTC